CAGAACATATGCCTGATTGTATGCTCGTGCTACATCATAGATTTTACTAGGGAATAGTAGAGGTTTAATCTCATTGTCTCTATACTTCGCAACAATCTTGTATGGTATTTCAGTAACATCAATAACTGTAAATGCTGAGTAGTCATTTTTTGTTCCTCTAGAAACATCTGCCGATAGAAAGTATGTGTGTCCTTCTTCGGGACGAATGTGAACATCTAGTCCAGCATTCGTGCTTACTGGTGCTCGATAAGCAAGTGTTCGTAATTTGCCGGAACTGATAAGTGTGTCAATTGAACCAAGGAATTCACATTCAAATTCTGTATTGAACTGAGCTTCTGAGGTGTTTTTGATTGTTTGTTGTTTCCATTCCTCATCACGGCCAGGAACTTCGCTCCAATGTACTTCAATAGGCACATATTCATTTCTTTCTTCTTCTGCATCTGTCCACAACTTGTAGAACATGTTCATACCATGTGGAGTAGAAACGATCATAACTTTGGTTGTTTTACCAGAGGAAATAGTTGGATACACTGAGCTGAAGAATTGTTCTGCCACATTTGATGGCACGTATGCGAACTCATCAAGGAAGATAATATTGTAAGACCCACCACGAACAGCACTAGCAGAAGTAGAAGACGCCAATATTTTAGACCCATTTTCTAACTCCAAACTTCCTTTGTTCCAAGACATAACTCCCTGTTGTAACCACTTAGGCATATGTTCATAGGCCAACTGCAATCGACCAAGAAGGTCACGAGCAGTTGCGGCCTTGTTTGCAAGAATGGCAACATTTACTGAAGGATTGAACAAAACATAATGTAGAAGATATGCGATAATTGTTGTGGATTTACCAGACTGTCGAGGAAGTTTACATATCGTAAAACGATTATTATGGAATGTTCCCACCATTTCTTTTTGAAAATCATACAGCTCGAACGGCACTAGACCTTCATCAAGAGAAACTATTTTTATATAGCTTCTAATGAAATAAATTGGGTCTTTCATACAACGAGCGTATTCCTCAAGTTCTTCCTTTGTCCACTCTTGTTGGACATTAGCTTTCTTGAGGTTTGGGTTTCCTAGATAAACTGATTCATTCATTTGAACTATTTAGTATCAGACTATCTAACAAATCCTCTGGTATTTTATCACTGTAGCGCCAACAACGCTCATCCTCTAAGACAAGAGATAAGGAATCTGCATCTCTCATAGAAATATTTTTCAAAGGAACAGCAGTAACAAGTGATGGAATTTTTGGCTTATTTACCCGATAGTCCTCGTCTTTGTGAAACTCGTTAATCAAATCCTTCATAGGTTGTTTATAGGATTTATAAGTTCCAGTATGAGCCCTATGATGATTAGCAATACTCCATTTTTCAAATTCATGTGTGTCGTAAAATGCATATGTGCTTTTATAGTGTGGTGTTCTTGCAAAATTAAAATTCATTCTTAGAGTAACCCAATGCCACTTTATACATGAATTAGTCCAAGAAAACATATCAAAAACTGTTTTTACAGGAAACGGGCTTAAAGAACACAAATCCTCACACACATCATGAACCTTTTGATGGTTTTTCTTGGTGTTGAACTTAGCTACTAGCTCTGCCGGCATAACATTAGATCGTAAAAGTTTATCCCATTTTAGTATTGTATGCCAATCATCGTCCCAATTTGATGGATGGGGATTATCTGGACTCATCAGAAGTTCTAATATATCACTACCAGCAACTTGATCACCAGCCTCTCCTGTGACAACAATATTATTTTTACCAGTAAATAGCTCTGGAATCAACAAGTCTTTAGGTTCTACTTGGTTTCCCCAAGAAGACAACTGTGGGATAAAATTAGGATATTCTTCTACAGATTGAACGGTATATCTTACACTAAATTCAGCATCATCTGGAATAGTTTCTCGCAAAGCAAGAAATGCTAATGTGCTGTCAATACCACCACTCCAAAATAAAACTATAGGCTGTTTTAAATTCCACAATTCTTCAGCTCTTGCAAGACAATTTTCTTTTAAAGACTTTGAATTACTATAGTCAGCACACATAGGTTTGTAAGCAGTTCGTAACTGATTCCATCTACCTGTTCTGTCTACTGGCATAGGACAACGATGCATCATACCCAACAAACGTAGTGGATCATCGTATGGAAGCACGTCTAAAGGCAAACATGCATACTGAACTAATTTATTCATTACCCAGAACCTTCTGGGCCCAGAAAGTCCTTTTTCTGCCTGCGTAAACAATCAAACCGCTTGCACCCGCCGTGATAATTGCGCCAGGGGCAATGAACATCCAACCACCCCCAAACAGCATCCCATAACAGAACAACGGAAATCCTAGTACGAGTGAAATAATAATTCCCCAAAACATTGACGGTTCATGAATATCGTCATATAAAACTGCCTGTACAGTTGGGAGAAGTGTACATGCCCTAAACGTAGAATGAAACAGGAATAGATGCACTACTGCAAGACCTGGCGTGTTTGCAATTCCAACCGCAAGAATAGCAAGAGCAACCATAGCAATTCTAGCACCAGTTATTTCTGAAGTAGGAAACCAATCTTTAGCTGCGAGACTACTTGCGGCACACATTGCAGAATCACATGTAGATAGAAGTCCACACATAACTGCAAACAAGAACGGATATACTGCCCATACAGGCAACAGTTCTTTTATCACCTCGTAGTTGACTAAACCAGCTGGAACCTTCATATCCAGACCAGTAGCAATAAATCCTAGAATACCCATACTGATAGGCACGATAGCAAAAATAGCGGCGCCCAGAAAAAATGATTTCTTCAACTTTTCCTTTTTAATACTAAATGCCCTTTGATAGAACATCTGATCACCGAACGGCCCTGCAAGAAGACCAATACTAACAGCAATACCAAAGGATAGAAAAACATCCAAGTCAAAAACACTTCCTGTCGCACCCTTAGCAACGGTTTCCCAACCACCACCTTCTGATACTGCCCAAGGAACCAATGTCAAGCAAACTACAGCAATGATAATCATTTGTATCCAATCAGATACGATAGACCCTTTGATGCCACTAAACAGACTGTAACTAAGTGCAATTGCAGCCATGACAACAGTTATGAGTGTAAAGTCAACTCCTGTCATTTTGTGCATCAACATGCCACCAGCAAGAAGTTGGATTGCAAAAGAGCTAATGGTTAAATACCCCATCTCTCCCCAATAGAGTTTTTGCACTCTAGGACTTACCTTGTCACGAATATATCCACTAAGAGTAAATCCGTTTGGAACTAGCTCTCTAAGTTTTACAGCAAAAAATGCAAATAATACCAGACACAACACATTAGGGACTGTAAACCAAAATAAGCCGGGTATCCCAGCAGTATATGCCTTTGTTGCACTGACAAATAAAGCAGGAGCCCATATCCATGTCGCTGCAACACTTAGTCCTCCCGATATTGTTCCGATATCACGATTAGCAACTAAAAATTTATCTGTGGTATTGTAGTTTTTAGAAAAGTAATATGTAACTGCCCACACAACTACAGTGTAGGCCATAATCAAAAATAACTCAATCATAATTTATCCTTAATGTAAGTTGAAGATTTTAGACATATCTGAATTTACGAGTTCTCTATTCCGTATATGTTCTTCTTCAATTTCTTCTTTAGATTGTCCATAGTATTCTACGCCATAATGGTTAGTAACCATCCACTCGTTAAGAGTTGTCTCTACTTCTTTAAACTCTATTTTAAACTTCCCTAGAATACGTCCGTATTTTCCCTTGTCATCTTTTTCTGTTATAAGTGTTTGCATAGAACCCTCTGGTACAAACTTCTTAACTATTTCTTTTGCCATAAGGCCGTACTTCTTTTCTACTAAGTCTCTTGTGCGACTCTCAGGAGTGTCGATACCATACATACGAATCCTTTGTTTATGCATCCATACACCAAACCCTAGATCGATATCTACATCTACTGTATCGCCATCTACAACTCTTAAAATCTTACATCTATATTCATACATTACTTATCTTTCAACATTTTTTGTAGTTCAGCAGTGCTTCCAACAAACAATGCGTTAGTAACATTCTTTGGAGCACTGTCTGGAACTTCTTTTAATTTTTTCATCTTTTCTTGAAGATCACCAAGTTTTTCAGTAACATCAGCCACCTGTTTGATGAGGTTGCCTGCAACTTCGTATGCTCGTGGATGTTCCGATTCTTTGGCGAGTTCCAGTATTCCTTCCACTGCATCCGTTCCTCTTTCGACCAGATTGTAGAAGTTTCGTCTTTGGTATTCGTAGTCATTATCAATATCTCCGTTCAATTCATTTGCGCCCATCATGACAGGATCACGTGCTTCTGTAATTATTTCTGATTTTCCGTTATCACACAAATCTTCGATGACCAACTTATCAACAATTCCAAGTGTCTCATCTAGTTTAGATTTACTAGACATTATGATTCACTTTCTCCAGCATCTTGGAAAAATGAAGTTGTTTCATTAAATCCAAAATCATCATCAGCATCAGCTGTAATTGGATTGGGGGAAGCTGTAAAGCGTTGTTCACGTTTCGGTGACTTATCTGGTAAGTCTGTAAACGAATCTGCCTGTACAGTCTTGATGACCTTACTAGATGTGACAGGGCCATACAAGTAAAACTTAGCAGTAAAGTCTAGAGAATAAATGATAGATCGTCTGGCTGTAAAGTCGCCCTGATAATCATCTTCGTATCCCACATTCGTTAACACCACAGGAACATCTCTTTTAATTCCCATGTCAGGCATATCGTTCATTGTGATTGTGTAATCAGGCTGAAAGTATGGTAGAATTTGTTCTACAATCTGCAGCGCATCATCTGATTGTTTTGATAGGATGTATAATCCAAAATCAATATTGTAAGGGACAGGCATATACTGTGTGTCTAATGACTTGGTAGTAGTACCTTTAACTTTTTTGAACTGTTGGACACGATTAAGTTTACGAGCAGGATCATAGGATAAACCAGTAATTTCAAAACCAATACGAGGTAGGGTCACAGCAACTTGTTTTCCAAGCTCAGGATCGTCACCTAGTCGTACCAAGAATTTTTGCCGTGGGCCATATGCCAAAGGAACCTTCATTGATTGCGAAACAGCACCAGAGTTATCTTTCCGTACTAGATGAATATCGTTGAAGATTGTACCAAATGATACTACGATCTTCCTTATTGTTTCGTGGTAAAACTGTTGTCCTAGCATAATATATTATCCCTTTGTCCCAACATCACCAAAAGGATTTGATTCGGTGAAATCCAGTATGGTATCGTCTTGTTCGTCAAACAACTCATTTTGAGCTGTTTTATCTGTAATCATGTCTCCTACTATATAGTCTTCTTGTACAATGTATGATCCATTCTCAAGTTGTAGTGCCTCACCCACAGAAGTAGAATCGTCTTCACCTATGACCTTATCACCATCTGTTTCATCGATAATCAATTCTCCATCTGTAAATCTTTCTATTCTAAAGTTTTCGTTTACAGCTGAGGATTGTTCCAGTGTAATCTGATGGTTCATCGTGTTCACCGACAAGGCGTCTTCTATAGCATCGATCTCAGCAATACCAGTATCCAAAGCCTCTGAACTATATTCAAACAGACGACAACGTAATTTGTATACTGGGTTATTGTCTAACTGGTGGAATGGTTCATCATGATCTACAAAGTTGACTTCAAATAACTTCTTTAGAACAGGATGATAAACTGCATCTCCCTCTTGAGGCCTGTCTGAATCTGTAGTAGCAGTATCTTGTATAATATAGAAACTACTACCGTCCAACTTCTCTGTACTATCACTCGTTCCAGATTCTTGGAGTATAGACCCACCCGTTGTGTCCGTGCCATCCTCTAGACGCATCTGTGAGTCCATAGTTTGAAATCTATCTTTTGCAACAACAAATGTAGCTTCGCTGAGGTTCTGCAAACCAAACTGAGTCATCAACTCTCGTTCTCCA